TGCCTCAACTTCTTCAAGAGGCGGATCAGCTAGGGATACTTGAAAAGGAACTTCAGCAAATATGCCCCGATCCATGCTAACAAAATGTTTGCTGGCATCAGACAATTTCATTCCGAAACGAATGGGCATATAAAGGTTGTAACGTTCAATGTATTTCTTGTGCATGATTACAGCCAGATCATCACCCTTGAATTTTGCGTCAAAAACTGCATTTGGATTTGAGACGCCAGAAGGCCGGCGGAGGGCAGACCAATCTTGGAAATACTTTCCTCGAGTGTACTGTCCCCAATGTCGTCTCTCACGCTGCTCTTCCTTTTCATCGGACAAGGGGTGATCAATGCAATAGGCTAACCACGCGAAATGAAGAATATTCAGCATAGACCATGTTGTGGGATAGCCCATCAAGAGACCTCGTGAAGTCACTTCGCTCAGGGATCCCTTTGGAAATAACCAAGTACAAATTTGTGGACCAATCAAAAGATCCCAAATCTTTCCAAGCCATTCAGGAAAATGATGGTGGTTACGATTATAACCGTCAATAATTCCATCCTTGAGAGCACGGGCCTGATCAAAAGGAATAAAATCTGAAGCAGACTTCAAGTCTGCAGAAAGAACACGCATGTCAGGTCCGACCACCATATAATTGGGGTGAATCAATTTCCGTAAAGCATCAGCATCCTTCCCCATTACCGCGTCGCGCGTGCGAGGGTCTCTTTTCAGACCTTCAAACAACCACACGCGTATGCGGTGCCCAAGGAAAACCAGAGCACCGTGACCCTTGGTAATAACTCGGGCCTTGTTCGCCGAAATAATAGGGTCGGCTTGGACCTCCGGATATTTACTTTCCAGGATAAATGCCTCGTCCAAGTCTTTAGCCGCCAAATCACAGGCGAGTGACTCTTTTACAGAGCTAATACGATGCTCAACCGGGACGCCGGCTTTTTCGAGTAGACCGATCCTTTTCTTGTACTCATCTTCACCGGAAGCAATAGATAAGAAGGCATTGAGCTTTCCATAAAGCCCAACACTATAACCAAAAATCCCCCCCTCACGCACAGTGCCTTCAAGACACGATGCAGAAGTAAGGGGAGGGAAAACGAGGGGAATGTTCCCCAAGTATTTCCGGGCCCATGAGCTTCCGAAACCGAAGATATAGGTGAGCACCGATGGTTCAGTCTTAAACTCGCTCGTCAAGATCTCATGGTGTGCGTGAAGGGCTTTCAATTTGATCCCTTCAGAATAATTTGGAAATGCGCGCGCCATCGCTGAAAGCTGAAGAAGTGAAGACTCCTTCTCAAGAAGACGAGAAAGATTTCCTCGAAGATAGCGGGAAAATAAATTCGAAGGTCGCTGTTTCTTGTTGATA